AGGCACGGCAGTCGTCGGCAAGGCGCTGCACATGACCTACGTGTCTGGCAATGCTAAGTGGTATCCCAGCTACGTCTAAGCCATGAAGACACCCATCCTTGGATCGTCGTATGTGGCCCGTAGCGTCAACGCTGCGGATAACCGCATGGTCAACTTGTTCCCCGAGATCATTCCCGAGGGTGGGAAAGAAGCCGGGTTCTTGAGCCGCGCCCCAGGTTTAAACTTCCTGCAAACCGTAGGCACCGGCCCCATCCGTGGGCTGTGGGCACACCAGACCAACGGCAGCGACTTCTACGTCGTCTCGGGCAACGAGGTTTACAAGCTCACCAGTCTTACCGGCACACCTGTCAAGATTGGCGATGTGTCTGGTACCGGCCCTGTCTCGATTGCAGACAATGGGGCTGTGCTGTTTTTTGCATGTAACGGCCCAAGCTATACATATTACGAGCCGACCAACGAGTTCAATCAGATCACAGACCCCAACTTTCCCGGCGCTGTGACCGTGGCCTACATTGACAACTTGTTTGTTTTCAATCAACCAAACAGTCAACTGATATGGTCAGTGGATACCGTTGATACATCTGTAGTTCCTCCGGCGTACATCTATCCGCTGGTGTTTAACTCAACCGATTTGTCAACTGCTGACGGATCACCCGATGGTGTGGTGGCGATCAATGTTGACCATAAACAGCTTTGGGTGTTTGGCACAGATACCACTGAAGTTTGGTACAACGCTGGACTTGCAGACTTCCCGCTGACACCCATCCAAGGCGCTTTTAACGAGATTGGCTGTGTAGCCGCATTCTCCATTGCCAAGCTTGACAACACCCTGTTTTGGCTTGGCACCGACCCTCGTGGTCAGGGCATCGTTTACAAGGCCAACGGCTACGCTGGTGTCCGGGTATCCACCCATGCCATTGAATACGCCATCGCACAATACGGCAACATTGCCGATGCACTGGCCTATACGTACCAGCAAGAAGGCCACGGCTTTTATGTGCTGACGTTCCCCAGCGCCAATGCCACATGGGTTTACGATGTAGCGACTCAAGCGTGGCATGAGCGCGCCGGGTTCAACAATGGTGAGTTCATGCGGCACCGCAGCAATTGCCAGTGCAATTTTGGCGGCAACACTGTAGTTGGCGACTTTGAGAATGGCAACATCTACACCTTCGATCTGGATGTGTACGCTGACAACGGCACCATTCAAAAATGGCTGCGCTCATGGCGCGCACTGCCCACTGGTCAGAACAATCTGCACCGCACCGCACAGCACAGTCTCCAACTCGACTGTCAGAGTGGTACTGGTCTGACGATCTATCCTGGCTACGACTCAGAGGAAATCACGACTGAGGGTGGCATTGATCTGATGACTGAAGATGGTGTTTTGCTGGTAACAAACCCAATCCTTGCATCACCAGGTTACAACCCACAGGCCATGCTACGCTGGTCAGACGATGGTGGTCACACTTGGTCAAACGAATCGTGGGCCAGCATGGGTAAGATCGGTGAATACTATCGCCGGGTCTTCTGGCGTCGACTGGGCATGACGCTGAAGCTACGCGACCGGGTGTACGAGGTGTCTGGCACCGATCCCGTGAAGATTGCCATCATGGGTGCCGAACTAGTCTTGTCGCCGACAAACGCTTAATGGCTACACAGAACATCTCGCAAATTCCAGCGCCTCGCGTCCCATTGGTGGACGTGCAGACGAACACGGTATCACGCGAGTGGTTCATGTGGTTCAACAACATTTACTCGATCACGGGTACGGGTACTGGCATCACGGCAGTAATCAACGGTGGTACTGGCTTGGGAACAATCCCGAGCAACGGTCAACTGCTGATCGGCAACGGCACAGGGTATACCCTTAGAGCCCTGACAGCAGGTGCTGGCATCACTGTCACCAATGGTTCTGGCACGATCTCGATTGCCAGCACTGGGGTGGGGTCTGTAACGGCTACTGCACCCGTTGTGTCGTCTGGTGGGATAAACCCCAACATCAGCATGCCAGCGGCCAGCGCCAGCGTAAATGGTTACTTGACATCGACTGACTGGAACACGTTTAACAACAAGGCTGGTGCAGGCACGGCACCTGTGACCAAGACTGCAGACTTTACAATCGCTGCAACTGATTCGTGGTTGATTAACAACAAGTCAGGTTCTACCTGTACCGTGACGCTGCCTGCGGCCTCATCGTACTCAGGTCGTCAACTGACCTTTAAGAACATGCAGGCCCAGCTTTTGGTGTCGGCATCAAGCAATGTAGTGCCAATTGACAGCACGACAGCAGGCACGGCGATTCTGCTGAATGTGGTGGGCAATTGGGCGACAATGGTGTCAGACGGCACCAATTGGATTATTATGCAGGCAGCAGCTAACAACTGCCTGTTACTGGAGTAAGTATCATGAGTTTCTGGGACGACGTATCTAAGTTCATTGGCACTGACCGATCCGACTCATTTATTGGTCACATCGGCGAAGTGCTGGCGACTGACAAAACCGCACAACTTGCTGCTGTAGCCGTAGCTGCTTACTTCGGATTGCCCTACATTCCCGGTGGCCCTGAGCTTGCGGCATACGCCGCTGAAATGGCTGGCGCTGAAGGTGCTGTTGGTGCAGGTGGTCTAACTGCTGATGCCGCTCTTGCCTCGGCTGGTGCTACCGCCGCTGACCTTGGTGCTGTTGCTGGTGGTACTGCCGGAACAACTGCGGCAATGGGTGGTGGATTTGGTGCTGGTACTGCTGCCACAGGTGCCGCTGGTGCTGGCGCTGCTGGTGCAGCAGCATTAACCCCTGCTGCGCTTGAGTCGTTGGCCGGTACTGCTGGATATGGCACGAGTGCTGCCGCTGGTGCAGGTTCTGGATTGGGTGCTTATGCGACTAACTTGGGTGCAACTGCCGCAGGTGCTGCTGGTGCCGGTGCTGCTGCCACCCCTTGGTATCTCAACCCCAACACCTTGCAGACGGGTGCTGGCTTGGTTGGTGGACTGATCCAGAATGCCAGTCAGCGTCAAGCTGCAAGTATGCAATCGGATGCTGCACAGCGAGGTATTGATCTGCAATCTCAGATTAACCAGCAGCAGATGGCGCTAAATGCACCGTTCTACAGTGCCGGTGTTACTGGTCAAAATCGACTGATGGATTTGCTGGGACTTGGGGCTAACAAGGGTGCTGCCGACTATGGCAAGTACGCCAAAGACTTCAGCATGGCAGACTATCAAGCTGACCCAGGCTATGCCTTTCGATTGAGCGAAGGTATGAAGGCACTTAGTCATAAAGCAGGTTCTCGTGGCGGTTTAGTGTCTGGCACTACCATGAAAGGTATGCAAGATTACATTCAAAATTCTGCATCGCAAGAGTACGGCAACGCATTTAATCGTTACCAGACAAATCGGGCAAACCAGCTTCAGCCATTGGGCAACCTTCAGAACGTCGGTGTGTCAGCGGCTAACCAGCAAAGCGCTGCATTGGGCAACTACGGCTCTAATGTTGGCAACCTATTGGGTCAACAGGGGCAGGCACAAGCTGCTGGTGCCTTGGGTCAAGGCAATACAATGAACGCAGCAATTGGTTCAGGCATCAGCGCATACCAAAACAATGCACTTATTGACCAGTTGCGCCGACTTAACCCAACAACATACAGGTAACTAAGTATGGCCGATCTCAACGCTCTAATCGCCCAAGGGGCGCAGTTCAATATGCCTGACCAGTTGGGTCAGTACGCCAAGATGCAACAGTTGCAGGCTGGGCAGCAGCAGATGCGCACTGGTGCCTTGCAGGAGCAGACTGCTGGTATGCAGTTGCAGAAGCTGCAAGAAGACCGTGCCAACATGGCAGCACTGTCTCAGAAGCTGTCTGTAAAGGGCGTCACACCTCGTCAATACTTTGAAGCATTGCAGACTTCTGGTGATCCCCAGCATCAACAACTCGGCATTGAGGGTTTGATGAAGTTGGATGAATCAGAAAAGTACGATGCGATTCTTAAAAGCCGGCAAACTATTCCAGGACAACCGCCTGCACAACTGGCTGGTGCTTTGGGATCGGGTACAGCCTTTATGGACAACGCTTTGCCGAATGTTCCTGCGCCAGTCAATGCACTACGTCCACCAGCAGCACCTATGGCGGCAACCAATGCCCTTGCGCCGCAAGCAGCAGCACCTATGGCGGCAGACCCTGTTGCAGCCATTGATGCTGAAATCGCAGTGTACGAAAATCTTAAAGATTCTCGTGCAAAAGATAAAGTTGCACGTTTGCAAAAGCAGCGTGACGAATTGACAAAAACCCATGTGGTTGGTGGAAGTTTATTGCGGGGTACTGGCGATGTAGTTGGGACTGCCCCAATGACAGCCTATCAAAAATCACAAAATGAAATTGCGCAAGGGCAGCTCAAAGTATCTCAAGGGCAACTTGGAGTATCTCAAGGGCAACTTGGAGTATCTCAAGGTCAGCTTAAAGTGGCCCGAGATCGCCTTGCCCGCGAAGGTGCTAGTCTTGATCCTGCTGAAAACGCAGCAATCAGTAAAGCAATTATTGAAGGCCGTCTTGATCCCACAAAAGTTAACGGGCGAAATGCAAAGATTATTGCGGGTACCCTTCTTGCTGACCCCACAGTTAACATCAAAGAGTTGGGTATTGAGGCTGCGGGTGCGGGCGCGGGTGCCCGTGCTTTGGGTACACAAAGTGCCAAAATTCTTACTGCTGCCAATGAAGCGGGTCAAATGGTTGATGTTGTGCGCGACTACTCAAGCAAAATAGATCGCACACAGTACCCAACAATCAACGCAATTCAGAATGCTGTTGACAAAGGAACCGGTGGTACTGAAATTGTTAAGCTGAACACTGCGATCAACGCATTGGTCAACTCGTATGCCCGCGCAATTAACCCAACTGGTGTTTCAACGGTATCTGATAAAAACCACGCCCGTGAAATCATCAATGCAAATTATGCCAATGGTCAGATCAATGCTATTCTTGACGTAATGGGTCAAGAGATGGATATTGCCAAAGCATCACCGGCTGAAGCTGCCAAGCAACTAAAAGCTGGTCGAACAGGTGCCGCACCAGCATCATCTGCTGGCGAATGGAAGGTGGTCAGATAATGGCAACTCAAATTTACAAGGTACGCGACCCTAGCGGTGCTATTCGCGAAATTGAGGGGCCATCGGGTGCAACCGATGATCAAGTTATAGCAAAAGCCAAAGAGTTGTTTGCTACACCTGCTGCTGCACCTGCTGCTCCTGCGGGTGGCGTTCCCGTGGGTCGCAGAGAACCCACAATGACCGAGCGCGCCCTAGGTACACCCGCTGCTCGTTTCGCATTGGGTGTTGCCACACCACTCGTAGGTGCCGTTCAGCTTGGTGCCAACATTGGTGATTGGGCTAATGAAAAGATGGGCGTAAAGCCTGTCGTAAGTAAAGCGATTGCTGATTGGTGGAACAACATTCAGGCGATGAAAGAAAAGGGCATGGAGACACCCGAGCAACGATTGCTTGGTGCATCCAATGTTGATGTCATGGGTGGGCTTGGAACTGTTGCTACGGCGGCAATGCAACCAACAAACGCATTATCAATTGGGGGAAAAATTATCCAAGGGGTTAAGCAAGGTGCGGCATTGGGTGTTGCACAACCAGGCACTACCCGGATATCCGATCAAGCTCTTGGTGGTGTTGTTGGTGGTGTTGCTGGTGGAGCGGCGCCTGTGGTTATTCCCGCAGCGGCTAAGGCATTGGGTTGGGCTTGGGATGCTGTAAATGGACGATTGATTCAAGTCAAGGCAGGAAAAATCCTTCGTGAAATTGCAGGTAATGATTTAGCAGCAATTCAAGCCGCCAATGCTAGTGCAGCACCCGGCCTGAGTTCAGCACAAGCTGTTCAGGGGGCAAACATTACTGCCCCAGCGTATCAAGCAATGGGTCAACGTGCCCCAACAGCCGATATTGCAGCAGCCAAGGCAGTCAAGGAAGCTGCTGATCAAGCTGCCCGTGCAAATCAATTAGGTGCAGTTTCACCCGACTTAGCAACTTCTATAGCCGAGCGGCAAGCGGCCGCAAAGGTAAATTATGGTGCAGCGCAAGTTGCTGATGAGAAACGCCTTGCTCAATTGGCAGCACAAGAGCAAGCCTCGCGTTCAATGTCGGGTCTGGCAGGGCCAACTTTTAAGGCACAAGTTGCACCTGAGTTGCAGGCATTAAAAAACAATCCTGCTATTGCTGCGGCACAATCTGAAGCTAAAAAGTTAGCTGCAACACAAGGTGTTAATTTGGGTGAAGACCCAATGAGTACGCTTCAAGGCTTGCACTACATGAAGTTGGCAATTGATGCACAGTTTAAAAGCCCAACTGCTTCGACTGCTTTGCAAAATTACAGCAATGCTGCACTGCAAAATACTAAAACTCAACTTTTGGGGGCAATTGATAAATTGTCACCAATGTATAGCGGCGCACGTGCTCAATATGCCGCTATGTCTGAGCCAGTCAATCAAGCACAAATCTTGAATAAGATGACTGAAACATTGAAGGGAAGGGGAACGGCTGCTGAAGCTCCTGGTCAATTCATAAATGCGCTTGGACAAGGAGAATCAGCACTTCTCAAACGTGCAGATCAAAACCCTCGTTTTGGTGGCCTTAGTGATGTTTTAAGCCCTGAGCAAATGGGTGCAGTTCAGAATGTTGCTGGTCAACTGAAACGTGAAGCAACAATGAGTGAACTTGCAGCACAAGGTAAAGAAGCACTGGCTGGCATTTTGAAAGAGCGTGCTGTCACTGCACCCGGTATCAACACTGTTTCCGCTGTTATCAATCGAGTGTCAAGTCTTTTGCGTGGTCGAGTTAATGATAAAACTCTTGAAACTGTTGCCAAAGGTATGATGTCGGGTCAAGAGGCTAATGAATTACTGGCTACACTACCAGCATCCGAGCGTAACTCTGTACTTAGGGCACTTGCTGAAGCAAATGTTACAGGTGCTGAAGCTGGCGCTGCTGTAAACGCCCTCACCCCTAGACGGTCTAACCAAAACGCACTAGCAAAGTAACATCATGGATTACCAAGTTCTCTTTAACGGCGCGGTAGTTGTTGCGTCCTTCTTTGGCGGTTGGACACTGAACAGCATCACCAAGACGATTGAGCGTCTTGATGCTGATGTCAGGGCCATGCCCCTGAACTATGTCGGGCGGGTTGATTACCGTGAAGACATCAAGGAACTCAAGGACATCATGAACAAGGTCTTTGAGCGTTTGGAAAACAAAGCTGACAAATGAACGATGTTGCCGAGCTAATCAACACGGCCATCAACAAGATATGGCCCGACAAGACTGAGGCAGAAAAACAACAGCTTGCGGCGGCTGTCATGGTTGTCCAAGGGCAGATCGACACCAACAAGGTGGAAGCTGCAAACCCCAGCGTCTTTGTCTCCGGCTGGCGTCCCTTTATCGGCTGGGTCTGTGGTGCTGCTTGCGCCTGGAACTGGATCGGCCTACCCATTGCATCAATGGCGCTCAAGGTCTACCAGATCGAGATTCCCCTATCCCCCGCTAACTTGTCCGAGATGCTTCCCGTGCTAATGGGGATGCTTGGACTGGGTGCACTTCGTACTGTTGAAAAGATCAAAGGTGTTGCAGCACAATGAAATCGAACTTTGAAGATTGCCTAGCCCGTGTGCTGGCCTCTGAGGGTGGCTTTGTAAATCACCCCAAAGACCCAGGTGGCATGACCAACTTAGGCTGCACCAAGGCTACATGGGAAGAGTACGTAGGCCATCCAGTGTCAGAGGCTGATATGCGCGCCTTGACACCTGATGATGTAGCGCCACTGTACAAGCGGAAATATTGGGATCGGGCATCGTGTGACCTGCTGCCATCGGGTCTTGACTACGCTGTGTTCGATGCAGCCATCAACAGCGGGCCGGGAAGGGCTGTCAAATGGCTGCAAGAGGTCGCTGGCACTCCGGTTGATGGGGTAGTGGGTCGGAAGACTTTGGACGCCGTAAGCGCCTTTAGTCCACTGGAGATCATTGCGCAGTACAACGACCGCAGGCTTCAGTTTCTTGAGTCATTACCGACTTGGCCCACCTTTGGCAAGGGCTGGGGCAACCGGATTTCCCATGTTCAGTCTGTTGCCAGCCTGCTTGCGTAACTCGACCATAGCGTCTTTGAGATCACCCCGAAGCTGCATGATGGCGTCCTGCTGCTGCTGCATACGAAGGTAAGAATCCTTGGCAAAGTTAGCCAAGTTCTCATTGCTCCAGGCTGCAAAGTTTGGCATATCGTTCATTTTCTATCTTCTTTTTTCATGTTTCGTTTGGGTAGTGGTAGCCAGCCCAGGCACCAGTCACGGTGCCAGTGGCCGGTGGTGCACACGCCGCCACGGGTAAGCAGCAGCACCTTAACGTTCTCAGGAGCCGGTGGGTCGCCAGCGTGTGGGTACATGAACTCAGCGCCCCCGGCTAGGTAGTCGGTCATTTGGTTGCCCTTGCTCGGATGTTCTCCGCTGCCGATTCCAGCGCAGCGGCCCGTATGTCGTTACAGCGTGATGCCATGTGATCTGCCACCTTCGCACAAGCCTCACGCTCGTCGGCACGAACAAGTTGGATGAGCTTAGGTATGTCTACATGCCCATCCCAATCATTTTCTGTCCAAGCCTGCTTTGCAAGCTCTTTGTCTCGTGCGTTCATTTCAGCACCTCCTTCTCCAGCACTTCGATTGACGCACCTATCTTTTCAAGCAGATAGTCAGGCAGTCGCTCCCTCAACGAGAACGACCACGACTCAAGCGCCGACAGCAGTTTGATAATTTCCAAGGCTTCTACGCGGGTCATGTGTTCTTCTCCTTGAGTTTGGCTTCAACGGCTCGGGCAACAGTTTTGTAGTCGCTGCCAACGGTGTTGCACAAATCAAAATGAATTACTTTTATCTCCTCATTCGTCAGCCCTACCCACGGGCGCTTTGGTGGGGTGGTGTAAAGCAAAACTTCATCATCACCCATTTCTTTTAAAAACTCGACGTGGAACCTTTCGCCTTTTGCTTGCCCCGCCCTATAGATTGCCACCAGCTCCTGCTTTAATTGTGGTTTGCCAATGTCAGGATAAAACTGCTCCCACGCCACCGGCTCCTGCTCTGGCTGTGCTAGGGCTTCTTTGATGGCGGTAATGGCTTCTACTGCTTTGCTTTCATCTTCTTTGGTGCGACGATGTTCTGCCTTGCCCCAATAAACTTCCAACGCCTCAAGCGCCAGCTTCAAGGCATCGTCTTTAGTCATCGTTTCCTTGCACAGCTCACACTGCTCTCCACGCAACCAGCCGTGAGTGCATCTCCATGTTGCTTCTTTCATGTCCGATTCCCCACGCTCTTGAACTTCAAATGGTCATCGGCACCGGGGCGCACGTACTCTGCCGGTGCTGGCTTATAGGTAGGCTGATTCCAGATGCTGATGGCTGGTGCTGGCACAAGGCTGGAATCACGTTCGATTGGCACATATCCCCGGCGCACCTTGGACAGCCCACGATCACCGGCTGTCTGTGCGAACGTGCCAAGACCAACGGACTTGTTGATCTTCATTAGGTTTGGATTTCCTGCTTGCAGTTTCATATCAATGCGTCTTCGTAGTTGT